AAATCAGGAGCTAAAATGGGACAATCACCTGTCGATAGGAACAGAGAGTACATGAGAGAGATGTGGGGAACCACTAAACTCGTCTCAGATTATGGTTCGATGCAACATAGTGACCAAAAAAGAGTTCTAACAGAGGTAATGCACGATACTGCACCTCGTCATGACCTTAAAAAGCAAACAGAACTCCATGAAAAGATTCGTAATGACGAAGATTATGATGACTGGAGCTATGGAACTGAACCAACATATGGTAATCCTTGGGTGTAAATATAAATAAAGCAAGAAAACTTCTTGACAAATGGCAGTCACAAGGATATCAAGAGCATTTAAGGACATTAGTTTGTCTTTTGAGCCCCATCCTGTGACAAAAGACCTGCCTGTTCTCAAGAATGCGGCGGCAATTACCAGATCAATTCGCAATTTGGTACAAACAATACCAAACGAACGCTTTTTCCAACCACTTTTAGGGTCTGATGTGCGTTCGAGTCTGTTTGACTTTGTTGATTTTGGTACTGCCACCGTAATTCAAGAGCAAATATTGACAACTATTGATAATTACGAACCAAGAGTCAATAATGTAAAGGTAGAAGTTGACCCTCAACCCGATAATAATACGTTTGAGGTCACTGTTTTGTATAATATCATCGGTCAAGATGTTCCTGTTCAGCAATTTACATTCTTATTAGAGGCTACCAGATAAAAAGATGCCTTTTACAAAATTTACCAACCTAGATTTTGACCAGATAAGGACCTCGATCAAAGAATATCTCCGTGCTAACTCAAATTTCACGGATTTTGACTTTGAGGGGTCCAACTTTTCTGTCTTGATCGACACGTTAGCATATAATACCTACATTAATGCCTTTAATGCGAACATGGTAGTCAACGAATCCTTCTTGGATTCGGCAACTTTGAGGGAAAACGTCGTTTCTCTCGCCAGAAACATTGGTTATGTACCTCGCTCTAGGAACGCCGCTAAGGCAACGGTAAGTTTGAGCGCACAAACTACGTCAGCATCTGATACACTGACCTTACAGGCGGGTCTAGTGTGCGTAGGAACATCAGAAAACAGCAATTATATCTTCTCAGTACCAGAAAGCATCACTACGACTATTAACTCTGGTGTTGCCAACTTTAATAACATTACAATCTATCAAGGAACCTATCTCAAGAAGCAGTTTGTAGTTGATGGTTCACTTGATCAGCGTTTTGTTCTTGATAACTCCTTCATTGATACCTCAACTATCGTTGTAAAGGTCAAAGGTCTTTCTGATAGTGGTGAAGGAAGAGAATATTCGCGTGTTGACAATATTCTCAATATCAATAAGAACTCTGAGATCTATTTGATTCAAGAAGTTCAGGATGAAAAGTACGAACTTCTATTTGGAGATGGATATTTTGGCAAAAAACTGGAAAATGGTGCGATCATCACTGTTTCTTACATTATTACTGATGGTGAAGATGGAAATGGCGCTGCTAACTTCTCATTCTCAGGAAGATTCTTAGATTCTCTCTCAAATACTGTCATTCCAACCAATACTATCAGTGTCACTACTGTAAATGCAGCAGCAAACGGTAGTGCTATCGAAAGTGTTGACTCAATTAAGTATTTTGCTCCAAGAATTTACGCTTCTCAGCATAGAGCAGTGACGACTCGTGACTATGAAGCAATTATTCAGCAAATTTACCCAAATACTGAGTCAGTTTCGGTTGTTGGTGGTGAAGAACTGGACCCACCAGAGTTCGGAAACGTTGTTATCAGTATCAAACCAAAGAATGGTGACTTTGTTTCAGACTTTGACAAGCAAACTATCCTTACAAAACTAAAAGACTACTCACTTTCTGGTATTAACCAGAGAATTACTGATCTTAAGGTTCTGTATGTCGAAATTGACTCTGGAGTTTACTACAACAGTTCCCAGGTCACTAATGTCAATGCTCTGAAGACCAAAGTATCTTCAGTTCTCAATACATTCGCAAGAGCAAATATCAATCAGTTCGGTGGTAGGTTTAAGTACAGTAAACTGTGTCAAACTATTGATAATGCTGATAATGCCATCACCTCCAATATCACAAGAGTTATTATTCGTAGAAACCTGAAGGCACTTATCAACCAGTCGGCACAATATGAGTTGTGCTATGGTAACAAGTTCCATATCAACAAAGATGGTTTTAATATTAAGAGTACTGGTTTCACTCTGGCAGGTAGAATAGGTACATTCTACTTCACAGACGTACCTGGAAGCGGCGACAAGGGCGTTATTTCCATTGTTAAGGACATTAACGAAACTGGTAAGTATGAGGTCATAGTGAAGTCAGCAGGCACCGTAGACTACACTAAAGGTGAGATTATTCTCAACACTCTTAACATTACGTCTACAGCAGTTGCCAACAATATTGTTGAGATTCAGGCGTTCCCAGAGTCCAATGACATCATCGGATTAAAGGATCTATATCTATCCTTTTCTGTTGCTGATAGCACCATAAATATGGTTAAAGATACTATAACATCTGGCGAACAGATCTCTGGCGTCGGTTATAAGGTTACTTCTAGTTACTTAAACGGAGAACTTAAGAGAGGATAAAATGATACAAACGGGCTTTGAGAAGAGGGTAAAAGTTCAGCAAATAATCGAGAGTCAACTACCAGAATTCATACTTTCAGAAAGTCCAAAAACAGTAGATTTTCTAAAACAATATTATATCTCCCAGGAATATCAGGGTGGTCCATCAGACCTTTCTGATAACCTAGACCAGTACCTAAAGTTAGATAACCTGACTCCTGAAGTAATCGTTGGTGAGACAACTCTCTCCTCTGGTATTTCATCGACTACTGATACTGTACAGGTAGCAACAACCAAGGGTTTCCCTCTGGAATATGGTTTATTCCAGATCAATGATGAAATCTTTACCTATACTGGTATCACTACGAACTCTTTTACTGGATGTATCAGAGGTTTTTGTGGAATTACTTCATACAGAACAGACTTAGACTCCGAAGAACTTATATTTGAGAACTCATCAGCAGCATCTCATGCTGTTGGTTCTACAGTTGAGAACTTAAGTACCCGTTTCCTCAAAGAATTTTACAACAAACTCAAGTATTCCTTTACTCCAGGTCTTGAGAATGTTGACTTTGTATCAAACCTCGATGTAAACAACTTCATCAAAGAGGCAAGAAGTCTCTACGAATCAAAGGGAACTGAAGAATCATACAAAATTCTCTTTAAGGTTTTGTATGGTGTTGACCCACAAGTCATCGACCTAGAAGATTATCTTGTAAAACCATCTGCTGCTGAATACAGAAGAAGAGAAGTTATTATCGCTGAGAGAGTTTCTGGCGATCCAAACAACTTAGTTGGTCAAACTATCACTAAGTCTACCGACTCCGAAACAAAAGCATCAGTATCTGAAGTAGAAATATTCACCAGGTCTGGTATCAGCACCTACTACAAACTAGGTTTGTTTGTTGGTTTTGATGATAGAGATCTTATTGAGGGTACATTTGAGATTCAACCATCGACTAAAGTCATCAGTGCTGTATCTGTTGGGTCTTCAGTCGTTACCGTTGACTCTACAGTTGGTTTTGCCGACACTGGTAAGGTCATCTCCGGTAGAAATACTATTGAGTACAAAGGCAAAACTGTAAACCAGTTCCTTGGATGTAGTGGTATTGGTACAGCAATCCCAACCAAGACTGATCTCAGAACTGATGAAGTCTTCTTTGGTTATGAAAATGGAGATACCACTAAGAAGGTAGAACTCCGTATCACAGGTGTATTGTCAGAATTTGAACCTGTTCATGATATTCTTCTAACAACAGAGGGAGAAAGGATCTATACCAAGAACGTTGGTGAGAAGATTCTTAACCCAGAAACTGATAAGACCGATAAAGAAATATTTGCTAACAGTTGGATCTACAACACAAGTTCCAGATTTGATGTAGAAAGTATCAGTGGTTCTACATTCCAACTGAAGAGTGAACTTGATAAGTCAAGTCTCAAGGTTGGAGATAATGTAGATATTCTAAATGGAACTACAGAGACGGTTCTACACAGTAATGCTGTTGTTGCCAGTATCAACGCTTCAAACAAGCAAATAACACTTGACAACCTAAGTGGTTTTACTTCAAGTTCCTCAGTTATCTACACTATCAGAAGAAAACTAAACACCGCATCTAGTAGTGGAACTGGTATTTTCTACGGCAATAACACTGTAACTAGTGATGTCCAAAATGTTTACACTGACCGTAGTGGTAGTGCTTATGTTGCCTCAAACTCACTACCATCATATGATATCACAGAGAACGTTCTTAGAGCAACCATAGCATCTGCTAGTGGAAGTGCTTTACAAGGATACAATAGCACCACCGAAAAGTATTCCATTCTTTCTTTTGGTGGCAATGTTCCATTTATCACTGGTGATGAAGTATACTACACATACTCTTCATCTTCTCTGACTGGACTAACTGAAGGATATTACTACGTCAAAGTTCTTCCTTTGGCAAACCAGATCAAACTATATGCCTCAAGATCTCTTATTGTAAGTGATAACCCAGTTGAGTTTACCTCAAGTAGTGCTAGTGGTTCTCATACATTTACACTTTCTGCTCAGAAGAGTGGATATATCTACCCACAAAAACTACTGAAGAAGTTCCCACTGAACAGAAATGTTCAGAATGGTAATGACACTCCAACTCTTCCAGCATCAACTGGTATGTTGGTAAACGGTGTTGAGATCATTAACTACAAGTCAACTGACAAAATTTACTCTGGTCCAGTTGAGAGTGTTCGTCTTTACAATGGTGGAACAAACTATGATGTTATTTCTCCACCAGATATCGAAATTGCTTCACCTGGAACTGGATACACAACTGCTCTAGTCAGAGCTGTTGTTGAGGGTAACGTAAAAGAAGTAAAGGTAGACCCACAAGACTTTGATCTTGTTGATGTTTTATCTGTAACTATTGATGGTGGTAATGGTTCTGGTGCTATCTTAGAACCAGTTTTAGAGACAAGATATCGTGAAATTGAGTTTGATGCCAGACTAACTGCAGGTGGTGGTGGAGTCAGCAACTCTGATGATACCATTACCTTCCTGAAACCACATAATCTTAGAAATGGTGATGCCATTGTCTATAATAGAAATGGAAACAACGCTCTTGGTGTAGGTACTTTTGGTGGAAGCAACACTCACCAAGACATTAGACTGAATAGTGGTTCAGTTTATTATGCCCAAATTGTCAATAGTTCTACTATCAAACTGTATGAAACGTTTGAGAACTATGCTAGTGGTATCAGTACAGTAGGTTTCACGACAACTTCTCAAGGCATTCACAAGTTTAGAATGTTTGAGGGTAAGAAAACTCTTAAGTCTGTTAAGGTTATCAACCCTGGTAGTGGATATCAAAACAGACAACTGAAGGTAAAGTCAGAAAATATCTCAACAGTAGAAGACTCTATCACATTTAAGAACCATGGTTTTGCCGATGGTGATGTAGTTGTATACACATCTGATGGTTCTGTGGCAACTGGTCTTACAACTTCAGTAAGATATAAGGTTCTTAAGGTATCTGATGATACATTTAAACTGGCAAACGCTGGTGTTGGTGCTACAAATCTCACAAACTACACTAAGAGACTGCCAGTTAGCATTACTGGAGTTGGTACTGGTTTCCAAAACTTTGCCTATCCAGATGTTTCTATCTCGGTTAATGCTGAGTTTGATGGTGTATCTGGTGTAATTACAGCAACTCCAGTCGTTAGAGGTGAAATTGTTGACCTTTACCTTTACGAAACTGGTACTGGATATGGTACAACTATCCTCAATTTCCACAAGAGACCAGACATCAAGATCAAGAACGGTAAGAATGCTGAACTGAAACCTCTTATTTCTGGTGGATCTATTGTTTCTGTTCAGGTTACCAATGGTGGTAGTGAGTATACTTCTGCTCCAGACCTGAAAGTTGTTGGTGATGGTGTTGGTGCCAGACTGAGAGCAATGGTTTCTGGTGGTAAAGTCACCAACGTTGTGGTACTGAATTCGGGCGTAGGATACGTCCAAAACACCACCAGTGTTACCGTGACACCTGCTGGTAGAAACGGTAGTGTTGACGCCTCTGTTAGAGCACTTACACTGAACAACCACTATCGTTTTGGTGATGAGATTCTCTTAGATAACAATGGAGAACTTGAGTATGGTGTAGTTGGTTACACGACCAGTATTGGAGACTCTGAGTTTGGCGATGATGGAACATCACACTCACCAATTATTGGTTGGGCATATGATGGAAACCCAATATATGGTGCTTATGCTTATAGTGATCCAGCAGATATCAACTCTGGTATTAAAGTTCTGACCAGTGGATATCAAAGAGTTACTGCTGATATTGTAGACAGACCTGTTGGATTTGCTGCTGGGTTCTTCGTTGAGGACTACAAGTTTACTTCATCTGGTGATCTAGACGAGCACAATGGTAGATATGCCAAGACTCCAGAGTTCCCCAACGGTGTTTACTCATATCACGTAGGTATTACCAGTGATGGTAAGAACTCCCAGTTCCCATACTTCATTGGACATACATATCGTTCTCTTCCAGTTATTCAAAACTTAGACCAAGGATATGACTTTAACAACTCAACTCTGACAAGAAACACTTTCCCATACAAGGTTGGTGATGCTTTCGCTAATAACGACTTCATCTCTGAGTCTTATGAGACTCTAATGCAGAGTGCTGTTATTGACTCTATTACTAAAGGTTCTGTTGATGGTTTCACTATCAATGAGCCTGGAAGCAACTATAGAGTAAATGATGTAGCATCATTTGACAATACAGAAACTAATGGTGGTGGACTTGCTGCTTACGTCGAAAGAGTAACTGGTAAACCAATTACCGATGTAACAACAAGCATTCAGACTTATCAGTCTAATGTTCTTGTTTGGGATAATGCTAACCAAGTATCTGTACACGTTTCTCCATCACATACATTCTTAGAGAATGACCAGATTGCTATTTCTGGTCTGTCAACCTTCGTCCCTGGTCTGACAAAACTACACAAGATTGGTGTTACCTCTGAGTCAACCAAGTTGGTTGGTGAAGTTGCTGCTAACTCAACTGTTGGTTTTGTAACAGATATTTTTGTTATTAACATTCCATCCACCGTTGCTGCTGGAACTACAGTTGCTATTGGAACAGAAAGAATGTCTGTTTTGGCAACATACCCCCAAAACAAAGTCGTCAGGGTTGTAAGAGGCATCACAGGGTCTGCTCATACAGCGTTCACTGATGTATTCATATCACCAAATAGATTTACACTTCCAGTTAGAACTTCTTACTTTAATTCTGGTGTTGATGATAAGGTTTACTTTAACCCCATCCACTCTGTAGGTATTGGAACAACAACAGGTTCTGATTCTTCTAGAGGATACTTCGTTGGAGATAGACATAGAACAGTATCTGTTCCTATCCAGAGTGTTTATCTACCAAACCACCCATTCAGAACTGGTCAGCAAGTAACGTTCGAAAGAATTGGTGGTTCACAAGGTTTCACAGTTTCGAACACTGAAACTAGTGCTACATTCTCAATTCCACAAAGTGGAAATAGTGAAACACTATTTGTTGTTAAGAAGTCTGGTGATTTCATCGGTCTTTGTACACAAGTTGGACTGACAACAAACACAGAAGGTCTGTACTTTAGAAATATTACTGCTAATGGTGACAGCACCGACTACAGATACTCACTAACCTCTAACAAAGTTCAGGTAACTGCCAGAGCAGAAAAAATCAAAGCAAGAGTTTCTGTTTCTACGGCACATGGTCTTACTAATGGTGATACTATCAAGTTGAGTCTCAACTCCGAACAGTCTGTTGGTGTTGGTACTTCTGTATCAGCATATCTCAAGTATAACTCAACTTATGATCGTCTGCTTGTCAACCCAATCGGTTTTAACTCAACGTCGGTCAATTCTTCGACCAATGAGTTGACTCTGGTTGACCATGGTCTTAAGACTGGCGATAAGGTGTTCTACAATGCTTCTGACTTGGTTGTATCTGGTCTATCTACAGGTTCATACTTTGTCTATAGAATAGATGATGACACTATCAACCTTTCACCAACACATTATGATTCTATTTCTACTCCTCCAACAGTTGTAAGTTTTGCTTCCACTGGTGGTTCTAGTCAAGAGTTGTCAAGAATCAACCCACAACTTGAGGTTGTTAGAGATAATAACCTAGTCTTTAATGTATCAGACACATCTCTGAGTGGATACACTCTCAAACTCTTCTATGATAGAGAGTTTAAGAATGAGTTGGTTTCTATCGGTTCTTCCACCACCTTTAGCACTTCTGGTGTTGGTACTGTTGGAGTTACCACGACAGCAACATTTACTCTCAACTACAATAAAGATCTTCCATCTAAAGTCTACTATCAGTTAGACAAGGCAGGTTTCATAAGCAGTGCTGATACTGAAGTTAAAAACTATAATGAAATACTATTTGCTGACAGCAGATATAATGGAACTTATACCGTCTCTGGTATTGGATCAACTACATTCGATATCTCTCTAGGTGCTGTTCCTGAAGATCTTCAGTATAACCAGTCTGATACAAGTGTTCTCAAGTATTCTACTTCTTCACCAAGAGCTCTTGGTGGTGTAGACTCCATGAGAATTACCTTTGGTGGTGCCAACTATAAGAAACTTCCAAGGTTTGTAAGTATCGCTTCTTCTATCGGTGAAAATGCTGATATCATTCCAACATCTACTACTCTGGGAAGAATCAACCAAGTCACTATTCAGGACCCAGGTTTTGACTTCTCTGCTGACAAGACACTTAACCCAGAAGTTTATATCTCACCAAATATCACCGTAGTAAATAGAAACTCTATTACTAGCATTGATGTAACTTCTGGTGGTTCTGGTTACACTTCAGTTCCAGATCTTGTCATTGTCAACCCATCAACAGGAACTGCTTATGACACAGGACTGGTCATAGCAAAGGTCCAGGGTTCATCCATCTCTTCCGTTGAGATTCTTGAGTCACCTAAGGGTATCTCTGAAGTAGAGTCTGAGATATACGCTATCAACAATAGCAATGGTGTTGGTATTAACAGTATCTTCTCCTCACCAGCGGGTATCGTTACTTGCGTATTATCAACTCCTGTAAGCGGTTTCACAACTGCTACAGCACCATTTGCCGTTGGTGACTTTGTATTCGCAGAATCTATTTCACTAGCATCGACTACTGGAACTGGTTTTAACTCAGCAGACTACGCTTACAACTTCTTTAAAGTAACTGCTTACAGAAATACAAACCCAGCAGAAGTTGAGTTTGATATCTCACCATATGCTACTAATGCTGGTGTAGCAGATACATCCCAGAACTCATTCGCGTTCCTGGTCAATAAGAATAACTATCCAGTATTTAATGTAACTCAAGAAGCAGGTGCTTTCATCATCGGTGAAACACTATTCACCAAGTCTGGAACCACTTATACCGAAAGAGATCTTGTCATCACCGATAACCTGAATGACTCTATCAAGGTATATGGAACTTATACTTTGAGTGAGAATCAAGTTATAGTTGGTAAGGACTCTGGCACTGTAGCAACTATTAAGTCCATTGCAGAAAACAAGGGTATATTTAAGGTAAACTATGGTCTAGAAACTGACTATGGTTGGGCAACTGATACTGGTAAGTTGGATGAGGACTATCAAGTTCTTCCAGATAATGACTATTATCAGAATCTTTCTTATTCTATTAAGAGTCCTATCGAATATGAAGACTGGGTTGATCCAGTTAACAGACTTCTACACTCTTCTGGTCTTAAGAACTTTGCTGATACTGGCATTACCAGTGAGGGTAAGGTATCTGTTGCCACGAGCACATCTTCGACAAGCACAGCACTCATTGACCTAATCAGTGAAAGAAGAGTAGATACTGTCAACTTCTTCGACTTTGGTATTGATGTTGATGTTACTTCCAATAAGTCCAAGTTTGTAAAACTGCAAAATACCAAACTAGCAGACTATATTGAGTGTAGAACAAACCGTGTTCTAACTATTGACAACTTTAATGACCAGTTCTCTAATGCTGAGGACGCAAATACAACCCTGTACAAAGACGTTGATAGTTTCATTGCTAATGATGGATATAGCAGATACTTTGTTCAGATAATCAATCCAAACAATAATAATAGACAAGCAACCGAACTTATAGTTCTCAACACTCCAAGTGATGAACTGATAACGGTAGAAAAGGGATCTATCTACAATAGTGCCGATCAACTTGCTGACCTTCAGGCAATCAAGGATTCATTTGGTAATGTTAAGTTGAGATTCACTCCTGCCGATCCATATAACTCTGACTATGATGTTAAGTTTATCAAGAATAACTTTAACACTACCCTAACAGGCATCAATACTCAGTCTGTTGGTTTCATCAACCTGATTGGTTCCAATATTACCGTTGGTTCTGGAAATACTTCTACAGTTTATGAAGCAACTACGGTAACAACTGAGTCTGTATTTGCTATCGTCGAACTCACCGACACGATAACCAAAGATAAGACTGTGGTTGATATGTTCATCGACCACGATGGAACCGATACTTACAAGTCAGACTTCTTCTTTGACAACAATGCTGGTTCTGGAATTTCTAATAACTTCATTGGAACATTTATCAGTAACATAAGTTCTGGTGTTCTTTCACTCAAGTTTGAGAATACTGAGTCCAATGATGTACTTGTTAGATCAAGAGTTGTTGGTTTCGGTACAACTGCTGCTGGCATTGGAACTCATATCTTTAAGGCATCTGGACAACCAGACGTTGCCGTAAGAGAAGGTAGACTTGAGGCAAACTACTCAGTATTCTCTGGTACTGGTATTTCCACAGTATTGACTTATCTGAAGTCTGATGTTACTACTGTAAAGTCAACTGCCAGAGTTTCATACGGAAACACTTCGGCACTACACCAGGTATTGTTTAACCACAATAACAATAATGCCTTCACGATGCAGTATCCATTTATTTCTATCGGAAGCACATCTGGTATTGGTACTTTTGGTTCTAAAGTTTCTGGAAGCAACCTAGACCTGGTATTCTATCCAGACTCTAATATTAATAACGATATTACGGTTCAATTGTATAGTGAAGTCATCCAGACAGAAAAGGATCTTCTCAATATTCCTGCCGTTCTCTCTTATGGAACTGTAAATGAGAAACTAGTTACCGCACAGTTTGACTCTATCAATGGAGATAGAACAAACAAGTTTGACTTCGATCTTAAGCACAATGGAACTCCTATCTTTGAGAAGCAGTTTAACCCTGGCATCTCAACGGTAGTCAATCTTGGCACTGGCGTATTCACTATTAGTGATCACTTCTTCAGCACTGGAGAAAGACTAACATACACTCCAAGAACAACATTTGTTGGTGGGGCATATACCTCAATGGTAATGTCTGATACAAATGTTCTTCCAACGGATGTTTATGCTATCAAGATCAATAACAATGAGTTTAAACTTGCTACAAGTCAGGCAAACGCAAATGCTGGAACTGCGGTAACATTCAGTTCTGCTGGAAGTGGTAATGGACACACTCTCGAAATGTTTAAGAAACTAGAGAAGTCTCTTATCACTATTGATGGTGTTGGAAGAGCTCCTCTGGCATATACCCCAGTTAATCACACTCTAAGTGATAATGGTGGTTCTATCTCTGTTGGAGCAACATACTTTGGTGTCTCTGGTATTTCTTCCATCATTCCTGGCGATGTTCTCAAGATTGATAATGAATATATGAAAGTTGATGCTGTTGGACTTGGAACAACAACCATTGGACCTATCACTGGTTCTGGTTCCTTTAATGTTGTCAAGACTGAAAGAGGTTTCGTCGGAACTCTAGCAACAACCCACACTGATGGAGCAACCGTCAGACTCTATCAGGGTTCTTACAACATGACCAGAAGTCAGATCCACTTCACTGAAGCACCTAGAGGCAATACTCAAGAGTTGGTCGATGAAAGTAACATTCCTTATACTAAGTCTACGTTCGGCGGAAGAGTCTATCTCAGACAAGACTACTCTACGAACCAAATTTATGATAACATCACGAGACAGTTCACTGGTATTGGTGCTACTTACAGACTAACTGTTGGTGGAGCAAATACAACTGGTATTGAGACTGGTAGTGGACTGGTATTCATCAATAACATGTTCCAAACCCCAACAACATCAAATAACGTTGGTGGTAACTATAGTTTCATCGAAAATGCTGGTATTTCTAGCGTAGTGTTCACTGGAGTTAATAATGCTAGCTTCATCTCCGATTACGATGTAAACCAGAACTTACTACCAAGAGGTGGTTTGATTGTTTCCCTTGGTTCTACTCAAGGTCTTGGTTTTGCTCCTCTGGTTGGTGCTTCTGTAACAGCATTTGTTTCTGGTGGTGTTATTCAGTCAGTTGGTCTTGGTTCTACTGACATTGTTGGTTCTGGATACCGTGGAACAGTTTCTATTGGAGTAACCGATCCAAACCATTCTGGAAACGCAGCAACCATCACTGCTACTGTTGGTGCTGGTGGAACACTATCCTTCACTGTAAGTGATGGTGGTTCTGGTTATAGTTCTAACCCTGTCATCGAAATACCCGAACCAAACTACGAAAATCTATCAGTCGTTGGCGTTTCTCGCCTTGGTATTGGAGCAACTACTGACACTGGAAGTGGTCTGCTTCTCAACGTAGAAGTTGGTGCTGCCACAACCAATGTTGGTATCGGTTCTACACTCTTCGAAGTAACCAACTTTAAGATCACAAGACCTGGTTGGGGATTCAGAAAGGGTGATAAGTTTAAACCAGTTGGTTTGGTAACTGCTAGACACCTGGCAGCACCTATCAATGACTTCGAAATCGAAGTTCTTGAGGTATTCGACGACAACTTTGCTGCTTGGCAGTTTGGTCAACTCGATTACATCGACTCTATCGCAAGTCTACAAAATGGAACCAGAAAGAGATTCCCACTCAACTATAATGGTGAACTGGTAAGTTTTGAGACAGATCCAGACAATGTTGATTCTGCTGCTATTGATCTTGAGTCACTCCTCCTCATCTATGTAAATGGTGTTCTCCAGGATCCAAACATCCATTATAACTTCGAAGGTGGAACTTCTATCACCTTCACTACAGCACCTACATCAAATGATAACATTGATATCTTCTTCTACATGGGAACTCGTGACGTTGATAGCATAACCGTTGATATCAATGAAACTATCAAGGTTGGTGATATCATCCAACTCCAGAAGACTGAGAACAGTCTCCTTCAGGATCCAAGAACTATCTACAATATTAATGCTTCAGACAAAGTTGAGACTAACATTTACAGTGGTCTGGGCATTGACGATGCCAACTACAAACCATTCAGTTGGACAAAACAAAAGGTAGATAAGAACCTTGGTGGAGAACTCATCTACAAGTCTAGAGATTCTATCGAGTCTCAAGTTTATCCAACAGCAAAGATCATTGGTGACCTATCAACTTCAGCAACTGAAATATTCGTAGATGACGCACAGTTCTTTAACTATGAAGAAAATGAGTCTTCTATTAATATCGCCAGTGTAAATGGTCTCATTGTCAATACAACGACAGACCCTGTTGCTGCTGCGATAACCGCAGTTGTCTCTGCTGCTGGAACTATCAGTTCCTTCACTATCACCAGTGGTGGTTCTGGTTATGTTGGTGCCTCAACTGATGTTAAGATCTCTGCTCCTAAGGCAGTTGGAGTTGGCGTAGGAACAACTGCTACCGCGACCGCAACTATTGCAAACGGTTCTATCTCTGCTCTCAGCATCACAAATGCTGGTTTTGGTTATACCCACACTGCTCCACCACAAGTTCTCACCTCATTCCCCAAAGTTTCTGTTGAGAATCTTTCTGGTATTACTGCTGTTGCTGGTTTTGCTGGAACAGTCACAGGAATTGGAACAACCGTTGGAACTGGTGGAAATGCTCTCGCGCTCAAGTTTACTCTGAATGCTTCATCGTTCACTGGTCTTCAGGCAGGATATCCAATCTATGTCTTTAACACAAGCATTGGTTCTGGAGTAACTTCTATCAATGGTTCTGACTCTTCTGTTGTTGGTATTGGAACATCATTCTTAGATAACGTTTATATTATCAACGACTTCCATTCATCATCAACCACTGGTGTTGCTACTTGTAACATCCTCTCTACAACATCTGTTGCTGGTCTTTCGACTTCTGGAAGCGCAACTGACCCACGCGGATACTTCTCTTGGGGTAGACTTTCTGGGTTCTCAAGGTCATCTTCACCTGTTTCTATCGCAGTTACAGGTTTGACTGTTGACTCTGGACTCTCCACATTCCCAACTATCCAACGACGTGGTTACGGATTAAGAGATGGTGGTGCCCTGAGGAAGGATCTAGGATAGTTATAAATATAGAAAAAAGCTATTACGATGGCGGCAATTGTAACAGATCAGTTTAGAATATTAAACGCGGGAAATTTTGTAGATTCCGTCACCAATTCTTCTAACTCATATTATGTCTTCGTAGGTCTTTCCAACCCAGCAGTTGTTGGGTATGGAAGGACCACTGATTGGGATACCAATACACCTAATCCCACTGATAACTTCGATTATCAGAATTTTATTGGTGATAATATGTCTTTCGGCAAGAAGGTAACTTCTGCCAATGTTAGAAGACTTATTAGGAGGATTGACTGGGCGAGAGGAACGAAATATGAAATGTATCGTCATGACTATAGTTTGACAAATCTTTCACCAACTACAAAGTCGTCAAGACTTTATGATTCAAACTATTATGTGATGAATAGTGAGTATAAAGTCTATATTTGTATTGATAATGGTTCTTCTGGAATCAACACTGCTGGAAATGCGTCTCTTGACGAACCAACATTCACTGACCTAGAACCTTCTAAGGCAGGTGTTAGTGGTGATGGATATTTGTGGAAGTATCTTTATACTGTTTCCCCAAGTGATATCATCAAGTTTGACTCTACTGAATATATTTCTCTACCTAGTGACTGGGCAACCTCCACTAACGCTCAGATTTCTGCTGTAAGAAATAATGGTGATTCTGACACGAACGAAAACCAGATAAAGAAAGTTTATATTGACTTACAAGGTCTTGGATATTCCC